ATTGGTGCTAGTGTAGCGGCAGGTGCGGGAACATTCCAACTTGTTGACTTACAAACAGGTAACACAATTGGGGAAACTCTGCAAGGTCAAGTATGTGTACAAGCACAATTTACTTCAGTAGATCAGGCATTAATTACAAGCGTGGCAGGTGGCGCACAAGTAACAATGTCAAACGGTAACTTATCTGGTGCTGTCCCAGCAACAGACCCAATTGAAGCACAGCCTTACATGAAACCATGCTCAATTCCTGTAGCACTAAACTTTACAGCGCAATACATAACTTCTGCTTAAGGTGATCTAATGAAGATGACAAAAGCACAAGGTCGCAGAAGATTAGCAGAGATGCAATCAAAAGCGTTTAAGCTGTTAGGTGCTGGATATATGTCAATGAAAGATTTCGAAGCAGTTCGGAAAATAGTTGACATGCGTTCTAAACAATTAAAATAAGTAGTTGATATGAAATGTGTCCTTTACCTAATGCGGAAAAAACCTCAAAAAGGATTTATCCGATTATGCAAGGGAAGACGCTTGAAGAAATCGCATCTGGTGAGAATCCTACAATTGATAATACGGCTAAAGTAATATCAGTTGAAGAATTAAATGAGGATGAACTAAGAAGATTAGTATTAATCAAATTAGCTCTTACAGCATGTAAGGGTGATTGGGACGGATTTTTAACATAAGGAGAACCAGAATATGCCACTACCAGACGCAAATAATTACTCGATGAGAATATATGAGCTATTGAAAGAGACTGATCTAGAAAATTTATCTTATGCACAATTTCAGGGAGTAGCTGAAAAACTATTTATTGAGCCTGAGAATGAAGACGAAATGCGTAGATTAGTCCTAGTACAATTAGCCAGAATGGCAGTGCGTGGTGATTGGGATGGCTTCTTGAATGGTGGCGGTGCATCAGGTGCGCCAGCAGATGCAGAATACTTGTTAGCATTTGACGCTTCAATACCTGCATCATTAACAGCAGCTAGAAAGTTAGTGGTTGGAAATAACATATCTATGGCTCATGGTGCTGGTGCAAATGATGATGTAACATTATCTGCAACTCCTGGCGGATCAGACGGACAAATTCAATACAATGTTGCAGGTGTTTTGTCAGCTACAGGTTTACTATCTACAAACAAAACAAATGAGTTAACAATCGTAGCAATATCTGGAGACGGTCAAATAAATATTTCATCATCATCGAAAGCAGTAAGTTTGCTTTGTGACGAAAATCAAAAATTAAAAGTCAAAGGTGCAACTGATACTTTTGTCCTAGATGTTAGCTCTTCTTCTGGTGGAATTACATTCCCAGACGGGACTACACAAACAACTGCAGCAAGTGGCGGCGGTGGTGGTTCTGCAAAGTTTGCGGGTACTACTCCGTTAACAGCAGGTAGTGATTATACAGGTTACAAGGCGTATACTAATTTCACAGTTGGAGCATTAACCGGTGTTGCTAATACAAACACGGCTGCTTGGTCTGGATCTACTTCCACAACTGAATTAAATTTCTTACCTTGTGTAGCTGCAAAAACTGGAACTCTTGATGAATTACAATTTAGAGTCGGAACTACTGCAGGGGATACATTGTATCTCGGAATATATGCAAGTAATAGCGACGGTTTACCAGAAGGTGCTTCTTTGTTTACTTTTGACACGGGAACAACTACAGCCAATACTAATTATACTCCAACTATTTCTATATCTGTAACAAAAGGAGATATTTATTGGCTTGCATATTTTGGACAATCAACTCAGAGTGCATTATGGGTTGTTAATTCTTCAGATACCGCCCCGGTTGTCCCAAGATGGAGAACAACAGGCGACGGAATTAATTATTTTGTAGGATGTACAAGATTGACATTAACTGGACAAACTAACGGCGTATTTCCAACCTTGTCAAGTTCTGAATCATGGAAAGATAACGCAAGTACCACGACATACACTCCAAGAGTAGCCGTACATATATCTTGATGTGATTTTATGCCTAAACCAAAACCGGACCAAGTAGTAAGACATGAAATCGTACTTGGACGATCAGAACGAGAATTAATTTCAGATGGTTTACTAGCTTACCAAATAAACCGAATATCAACCCCATTAGTAGCTCTATTATCTGACGCTTCTGCTATGGGTTTAATTTTTGGCGGTATTGCTACTTACTACGGATTTAAGTTTGATGTTGGAACTAGGGTTTATGAGTCTAGTTTAGACTTATACAATGATTTTAATGCACAGTATCAAGCACACAAACAAACTTTAGGAGATATACGCGATGACCCATTAGGATCATTAATTGGATTTATTGGCTCTCTTATTCCGGGGACAGGAGCAACAACGGGTAGAATAGATCCTGTAACTGGAATGCCTGTACAATATCCATACGGGCCAACTACTCCGCCAGAGTACACAGAAGGTACACCTCGACCTTATTGAAGCATATCTCAAAATATCTGAAGATATCTCGTTAACCCCCCTATTGAGGCATCTTCTTCCAAAACTTAAACCTATTATTCTGTAGTGCTTTCTTCTCAGCCTCAAGAGCATCAATTTGTTTGTTTAGAGTTCCTATGATTTCTTGATACTTCTTGCGCTCATATGGGGCAATAACAACTCCTTTGTTTGCTCTAACTAATTTACCTGTAAATTCTCCATCTTCGTCACGCTCTTTAGTCCATACAGGAGATGTGTAATACCATTCAATAGCGGCTGATACATTTTGACTCATGTAACCTTTCTTTGATTTCTTACGAAGTAATTCAGAAGTATGATCGTGCAAAGTAAACGAATGCAATATTTTACTCATCAATATACCTCCATTTGACTTAATCCACAAGAAGGACATATGTGTCTAATTACTAAATCATGTACATCTTCTGAGTCATATCTAACTTCCATATATTTTGGATTAAACTTTAATGTATTATCATCAATGTATTCTACAGTTAAATGATGAATAGAATGTCCAGAGCAACAAGCATTATTACAATTACATTCAACTTCATATTCGCATAAAGGTGAATAACATGTAAACTTCATTATACAACCTCGCTTAATTTGTGACCTGCTCCTTCTGGGCAAGACATAGCCTGTATGATCCTTACATCCTCAAAGGTGTTGACTAGAAACACTAGCTGACATTTACAACATCTTAGGTTCATAGCCAATCCTCACTAATCATGTCTTTACATCGTTCACAGATGCCCCATATATGGCCCTTCTGATCTTGATGACATTTTCTTATTCTACATAAACAACATTTGTTGTGTCTTGGTATCCCGTCTCCCATAATATTGATTCTGCTCTATTAGGACTATATAATATACGCGGCGATCAGCCGCAACGAAAAATCGCCAGATTTTTTGAGACAAATGCGATTGCATATCGCCTGCTAAGGTACTTAGCGAACCATGATTGCATTAAAAGGATTGGGATTGGGGTTTAGGGGGGTTTTAAGGACCGAAGAGGACTCGATGGGGCTATGATGGAGACACTCTATATTATAGGAACAATAATTTTAGGTTTTGGCGTAGTTTTCAAACTATTAATAGATCTAGGACATAAGATTGAAGATGGATTAGTTGAATTAGACGAAAAATTAGCCTTGGCAATTAAATCAGTAGTAGATCGTATACCAGGATTAGGTGAAAGTGAGCCAATTAATCCAATTCAAATGGCAATCGGTCAGCTTATAGCTAACATGAGCCAACAAACACAACAATCACAAATGAAAGTCATACAAAGAGACGAAAAAGGCTTATTTGTAAGTGAAGATTCATAAGCCGACTACTTAGAAGATAAGGTATGGCTCGTAGAAGAAAGTCTAGTCCACGCCGAAGAAGTAGATCGCAATCATTAATTAATTTAGCAGAAAGTTACGCTTATGCCGATGTATTAACATCAGGAGTAATGGGTACTTCACCACTAGGATTTGTTACAGGAAAAGCAGATATTGTTATGCAAAGAGTTGGTTCATATAACCAATTAACAGGTAATACTTCTAGTATGGAACTAGTAGGAACAGATCAAATTTCTCTTGCGGATATTACTACATCTCCGGGAGAATCATTCAACGCTATGCAATCTAACTTTCAATCAAACTACATGGATATGTTTTATAGAGCAGCAGCAATAAATGTTGGCTTCAAATTAGGTAAGAGATTACTTCGCAGACCTATTTCAAATGTAAATCGTAACATATTCAAACCTTTAGGAGCAGGTTTCAAACTTTGAGGTGATCTAAGATGACAACACAAAATGTAACAGGTGTCCTAAACTGCTCAAGCGGTTTCAAAATTCCTCTAAACGCAACAATCACAGACGGCGCAGAAGCTAGTCTTACTACAGATGTAGCTTACACAGTAACAGCACAGAACATTGGAGACTTCGCAACAGGTCAGACAGTAACTTCAGGTATTGTTACAGCAGGAGCTAACATATCATACGCATACATTCTAAGGAAAGGATTGATTCTTTCTCTAGTACCATTTGCAGTAAAAGGAGTTGCATGTGGCACTCCTGCTCTTGCTCGCCCTGTAACTCTGATGGCTGGAGATCAACTCCGTGTCTTCACCATGGTCGCGGCTGGCCGTAATGCGTCTCTTGCGGTAGTAACTAACCAAGGAGTTCCTAGAATCTTTATTGGTGCTAGTGTAGCGGCAGGTGCGGGAACATTCCAACTTGTTGACTTACAAACAGGTAACACAATTGGGGAAACTCTGCAAGGTCAAGTATGTGTACAAGCACAATTTACTTCAGTAGAT